TTCTGCGATTTTACTTTCACGCCACACTGGCGCATGGCAACGGTGAGCCAAGATCACTGCAAGAGGCTGTTATGTACACGAAGCAGGAAATGCCGGAGGAGGTTCAGAAGAAGCTCCCCAAGCCACAGGGCTACAAACTTCTCATCGCGACACTGGAAGTGGCCAACAAGACTGACGGCGGTGTCTATCTGCCAGATCAGCTGAAGGACGCCGAACAGACCGCATCGATCATTGGTTATGTGATCGACATGGGGCCTGATGCCTATACCGATGGCGACAAGTTTCCCCATGGTCCGTACTGCAAGGAGGGGGACTTTGTGATCTTCCGTTCCTACTCCGGCACAAGATTCAAGATCATGGACAAAGAATTCCGGCTTATCAACGACGACACCGTTGAAGCTGTGGTTGAAGACCCGCGTGGCTATAAGAGGGCATGACAATGAGCGCACAGCAGGCAGAAAAAGAACTCGATGAAGACCTCAACGAGTTGGAGATCGAGATCGTTGACGATGTCGGTGAGGATGAAAAGCCGCGCGTAAGCGAGAAGGATTACACCGGACCAGACATCCCAGAGGATGATGAGCTGGAATCCTACAGCGAGCGCGTCCAGAAGCGGATGAAGAAGCTCAGTTTCGAAGCAAAGGAAGCTGACCGCCAGCGTCAGGCCTTGGCGCGCGAACGCGAAGAGCTTCTCAGAGTTACTCAGACCTTCCAGTCCGAGAACGATAAGCTTCGCCAGCAGCTTCAGCAGAACGAGGGCACTCTTGTTGCTCAGGCAAAGGCGCGACTTGAAGCGCAACTTGCTCAGGCAAAAGCTTCTTACAAAGAAGCCTATGAAATTGGTGACACCGAAAAAATGCTGGAGGCTCAAGAAAAGCTAACAGCATTGAACAATGACATGTATCGGGTCAACAGCTATAAGCCGCGACCTGTTGCACCCGCGCAGACCGCAGCTCCAGCTCCACGCCCACAGGCCCCACAGTTGGATGAGCGTCAGCGTCAGTGGCTGTCCGACAATGACTGGTACGGCAAAGATCGTCAGATGACCGCCTTTGCGTTGGGCGTACATGAAGAGCTAGTCTATAACGGCATTGATCCGAACAGTGATCAGTATTATGCTGAAATCAATTCCGCAGTCCGTAAACGGTTTGCGGATAAATTCGATGGAGACCTTGAAGAGGTCGAAGTCGCACCCAAGAAAAAGGCCAATGTGGTGGCCCCGGCTACTCGTAGTTCGAAAAATCCACAAAGAGTTAAGCTTACCCAGACCCAAGTGGCTCTGGCTAAGAGACTCGGAATCTCCGTCGAAGCATATGCGGCGCAAATTTTGAAGGAGCAGCGCAATGGTTGATCGTACTCCACGCGAGAATCAGACTCGCGAAAAGACTGAGCGCAAGAAATCATGGACGCGCCCTTCTGCACTACCCACTCCAGAGCCGCGTGACGGCCTGCACTACCGCTGGATTCGCACATCGATGCTGGGTGCCAGCGACAACCCGAATGTTTCCCGCCGCTTCCGCGAGGGCTATGTCCCCGTGAAGGCTGCGGATCACCCGGAGATGCAGCTCCTCTCTGATGTTGATTCCCGGTTTCCGGACAACATCGAAGTTGGTGGCCTCATGCTCTGCGCCATTGATAAGGACATTGCTGAAGATCGCAGTGAGCAACAGCTCGACGCATCTCGCCAGCAGATGGATGCAGTTGACAACAACTACATGCGTCAGTCCGATCCGCGTATGCCAGTGCTTCGGCCTGAACGGAATACGCGCACTTCGTTTGGCAAGTGAAATGACTCATTTGCCATGAACCTGTCCTGATAGGAGAAGTGATATGGCATCTACCGCCACTCCCTATGGGCTTCAGCCGGTCAACCTGATCGGTGGTCAAGCCTTCAATGGCGGGGTCATCCGTGAATTCAAAGTCGCAGCCAACAACTCTGCTGCGATTTTCAACGGCGATCTCGTTGTTCTTTCTTCGGCTGGTCAGCCCTCCGCTGTCGGTTCCAGCCCCGTCGCAATCAAAATCCCCGCGACCTCGGCAGACGCAACTGCCGGTATCGTTGGTGTTTGCGTTGGGTCTCGTTACGTCAACAGCGAAGGTCAACCGACCTACAACAACTACCTGCCTGCCAACTTGATCACTGGCGGCGCAACCGATGTGTACGTCCGCGTCATGGACGACCCCGATGCGCTTCTGCAGATCAAAGGCACCGAAGCTCTCGGTACGTTCAACAGCGGCACCGATGGTTCGGGCTGGCCGGGTGCAATCGGCAAGAACGCCGCCCTCGGCTTTGGCACCGCAGGTGTTGCCTCGACTGGTAAGTCGGGCATGAACCTCGTTGTCGGCACGAACGGCGCAAGCTTGGCAGCCACCTCGACTCTCGCAGTGCGTATTGTCGATGTCGTTGCTGGCACCGAGTCGGACGACTATCCGGAGTTCATCGTGAAGCTGAACGTGGGTGTCCATTCGTACACCAACTCGCTTGGTGTGTAAGGAGGATATGGCATGACTATCTCGCGTTCCCAGATTCTCAAGGAACTGCTCCCCGGCCTGAACGCTCTGTTCGGTCAGGAGTATGCCACCTATGAGAATGAACACGCTGAAATCTACGAGACCGAAACTTCAGAGCGCAGCTTTGAAGAGGAAGTCAAACTGTCCGGTTTCGGCGCAGCTCCTGTGAAGTCGGAAGGTGCCGCAATCACCTACGACAACGCGCAGGAAGCGTTCACCGCTCGCTACAACCACGAGACCGTGGCGATGGGCTTTTCCATCACCGAAGAGGCGATGGAAGACAACCTGTACGACTCGCTCTCGGCTCGTTATACCAAAGCGCTCGCACGCGCGATGGCGTACACGAAGCAGGTTAAGGCGGCATCGCTGCTCAACACGGGTTTCACCACCTTCAAGTCTGGCGACAATGTGACCCTGTTCAGCGCTTCTCACCCCACTGTGGGTGGCGGCACGAACAGCAACATCCCCACTGTCGCTGCTGACCTGAACGAAACCTCGCTTGAGCAGGCAGTGATCGACATCGCCGCGTTCGTTGATGAACGTGGCCTGCTGATCGCAGCCCGTCCGCGCAAGCTGATTGTCCCCCCGGCCTTGATGTTCGTTGCAACCCGTCTGCTGCAGACGGAACTGCGTGTCGGCACCGCCGATAACGACATCAACGCAATCCGGAACAACGGCTCGATTCCGGAAGGCTTCCGTGTCAACCACTACCTGACCGACACGGACGCATGGTTCCTGACCACCGATGTTCCGAATGGCATGAAGCACTTCGTGCGTACCGCCATGACGACCTCGATGGACGGGGACTTCGACACGGGCAACGTGCGCTACAAAGCGCGTGAGCGTTACTCGTTCGGCGTGTCCGATCCGCTCGGCATGTACGGCTCTGCCGGTGCATAATAAGTGCAATAGCACTTTTGGAAGGCCCGCTTCGGCGGGCCTTTCTTTTTGCGGCATGCTCATGTAATCTGACTGCGGGTTCCACACTGAGCCGTGCAGACAGGATGACCCACCTGACGATGCACAGACTGTACGGCGAAACCTTGTGCATGAGGTAATGCAATGGCTTCGACCACTTTCTCCGGCCCGGTAACTTCGACGGCTGGCTTCATCTCTGGCTCTGATTCGCTGGTTTCCGCAACCGCCGCCACTCTGGCAGTCACTGCAGCAGCCCATTCTGGCCGCACTGTGCTTCTGGATCGCGCCGCAGGCCAAGCAGTCACGCTGCCCGCCGCAACCGGCACGGGCAATGCTTACAAGTTTTTTGTGCTGACCACGATTACGTCGAACAGCACCACAATCAAAGTGGCTGACGCGACAGACATCATGGCGGGCGTTGCGATTGTTGCAAACGACTCGGATGCTTCGGCTTCGATCTTTGAGACGGCTGCCGACAGCGACACGATTACTTTTGATGGTTCGACCACGGGCGGCATCAAGGGTGCCACTGTCGAGCTTCAGGATGTCGCAACAAACCTGTGGTCGGTTCGCGTTATCGGCGCTGCAACCGGATCGGAAGCAACGCCCTTCTCGGCCACTGTCTGATAGGGTGACGCATGGGTAAGTTGAACAGCAAGAAGGGGGCGGCTGAAGCCGCTCCCAAACCAAAGAAGACCTCCAAGAAGAAGGAGGGATAACGCATGGCCATCTCTGACATTCAGTCAAAGCGGATGACCGCGACAGGCTCCCTTGGTGTGGGGCCTGCTCGTGTTCGCCAGATTCAGGTGCTGACATCCACTGGTGGACCCGGTCGCCTGACGCTGAAGGACGGCACCGCAACAACTGCCTCCCTCGATCTGGACTTCCTTACGAACGACTCCCACTCGGTAAACATCCCCGACAATGGGATTCGTTTTCAAACTGGCGTAACCATCACGGCGGCAACCAACATCACCGCCATGACCTTCTTCTATAGCTGAGAGTCCATCATGGATTTGATGCTTTGGAATGTTGGCCTGACCGGCGCTTTGGCGCTGGTCGGGTGGTTTGCAAAAACCATGTGGGCAGAAGTTCAGCGGCTTAACATCCTGCTGAACCGAACCCGCGAGGAAGTTGCGCGTGATTATGTGACCAAGCAGGAGGTCCATACAGATATCAACCGCGTCATACAGCGGCTTGAGGCTCTGGATCATAAGCTGGATCGCATGATGGAGCGGTTTGCGAAAAAGGTGGAATAATGGCCAAATCCCCTGCATGGACCCGCAAGGAAGGCAAAAACCCCAAAGGTGGGTTGAACGCCAAAGGCCG